GACGCTTGGCTTGGCTCAGTGAACATAGCGCCAGACCCTGAGTCAATCGCTGGCATCACGATGTCCTCGTAAACTTGGTCTGCGAAGCCATACTCTTTCGACCCGTAGGCCAGAGTCATGACCGAACGCTTAGTGACCTTGCGTGACATACCGTAATTCAGCCACTGACGGGCCAGCTCTCGTGTCCCCAGCTTGAGACGTTCAGTAATCTCACCAGTTTTCTTGTCCTCGTGAGTCACCATCTCGTTGTCCGTACCGTTAACCAGCAGGACTTTGAGTTCCTCCTCAATGCGGTCAGACACAATGCGGTAGATGTCTTGTACCTTACCGGATGGCGTCAGGTTTACTGCATGTCCACCGATGTGGTCACGAAGCATCGCGCTGAAGTGCTGAATACCAGAGCAGGACCCATCGAACGCTATCGGTAACGAGCAGGAGTAAGACAGGCCGTGGTGCATTACGCCAGCATACTCGAAGCAGAACGCAAGGAAGCAGAACGGAGAGTCTAACCTTCCCCACCACTCAATACTATCCATCGGTGCCTTAGCAGCAGCCATGATGTTATCGTGGTTGTCTTCCACCCACTTGATGCGCTCCTCAAAGGTGACTTTATCGACACCAGCACAGTTTGCACCATGTACCTTTAGCCATTTGAAACCATCAGCACCAATAGGCTTGCCTACTGCCAGCGTCAGGAGACCTTTCTGCATGTCGTTACCCTGAGGGTTGAACATCGGCACAGCGTAGACGCGACCGCGCCAGTCCATGTTGTACGGGAACCAGATGGCCTTGAACTGAGAGAACTTGTTCGCTTGGTTAACGATAAAGCTCAGTGACAATCTTCGCGACTGCCTGGCCTTCTCTCGGCGGTAGATACCAGCAGCAGCTTTCTTCCATGCCTTGAGTTCATCTTCAGTCTCACCCGCATAGTCCTCAGGCTTCAGTGGTTCCATTTGAGGGATGTCGTCAATAGGCGTATTGTTCAGCTTCTCGACCATGTTCACCACGTCCAGCACCTTCTTGTTCACTTTCCAAGGTGTATTTTGGATGATGTTAACAGCGTCATATACTTCAGGCATGTACACGTCTTCATAACGTGCTACCGCAGACTTAGACCCTAAGCGAATCAATGGTAACGGTCTGCGACCTTTTGCCCAATACCCACCGCCCACAACACCAGTCCACGGCTTTGGTGGAACTACGCAAGGTTGATAGACTGGCGCGATACCCGCAAGGCTGAAGCCACGTTGTGCCATCTTCTTGACCCAGAAGTCTGACAGGTGGACCATCTCAACATCAGCCGCTGCATTGCCAGCACCGTAACGCTTAAGCTCGACCAGTTGTGTAGACTGTATGACAATCTCAAGCATTTTGATGCCAACGTGTACCGCCTCGGTCGGACTCCAAGTACCCCATGCGTCTTCCAGTTGTCCCTGCTCCAGCATGGAGGTCTCGACCGCTTGCATGTAGGCTTTCTTGTAGGATGCCCCGGCTCGCTTGTTCAGGTTCTCAGCTATCGCCTTCTTGAAGTGCTCCTGCTCCTTGTCTCTTATTCGACCGAAGCGGATTTCATCTTCAAGTGTGCGACCTATCGCTGAGGCCATTGGTGTAATCGGTATCCCTTCAGGCTTTACCAGCTTGGAGAGAATGACCTTTAGTATGATAACCGCAGCAGACTCGCAGGAGATGCGCAGGGAGCGGTCCTTAACGGCCTTCTCTTCAGTGCTCAACATGGTGAACGCTACGCTCGGACGAGAGGTTGACAGCTTCCCGTCTGGGCCTTCATGCCACTCCTTGACGGCTTGCGCAATCTTAGGGACCAGAGTCTGCATCAAAGGCTTGGCTACCTGATTGTCTGCCAGTTCCCCGCGCTCAGTCTGGCGCTCAAGGTTCTTGATGAAACGTCGCTCGCCTTCAGTGTATGCCTCATGCTCAAGCTGAAGCTGCTTGACTGCAAGGTCTTGCCCGTAGTAGTCAGCCAGCAGGTTAAACGGCTCAATGGCGTTCGACACATCAGAGAAGTCGTGTTTGTCAATAGAGATGACGCTCATACTTAAAGTCCTTGTTATTAGTCTTTCACTTAGAGTCTCTTTGGTCTTTCACTTGGAGTCTTAGACCTTGAGTCCTATAGTGATAGTTAAGTCAGAATTACTTGCATATCAGAGGGTTAGCGTGAAGATGACTGAAGTCACCGTGAGTCGTGTGCTTGATGGTTGACCGTTGGTCTATCGCCTTCCAGCCTGAGACCAGAAGTTTACCATCGTCGGTGCTTGGTCGTCCACCGTACGCCAGACACAGTAGCTCGGACTTATGACCTTCAGCCATCATGCGGCGCTGTAAGAACATATCACGCTGCATTTGCTCCATGCGGCTACGGCTTGATGATTTATGAGTGTATAAGGTTTTCATTACAGTTTGCTCCCAAGTGTTGCTATATCCCAGACGTTCGCGAGGTTGCGCATGAATCGTCCATTAGGTTGACGTACAGTCCAGCGGCCCAGACGTACATATTTGAATTTGTAGACTTTACGCGCTTTGTTGATGTCTCTCGCCAGCACGTAGACGATAAGTCCATATCCTAAGATAACCAGAAGTATCCAGCTCATTAGAATGACCCTCGCTTGATTGCGTCCAGAAGCCCCCAAGCTATCAGAAAGATGACCGGAGATAAGCATACCCAATAACCGATGTTCATAGTTAACTCCTATCAATTTAAGTGATAATCTTTGAGGCCACCTATCAGTTAGATGACCTCTCGTCTATCACTCAGCGTGCAAACTGTCGTGAATACGTTTGCTGCGCTTGTAGACCACCTTCAAGAGACGCATAGCCGCATCGTGGTTTAACTGCCCGGTCTTGACCATAAGCCGGGCATAGGTGACGTGGTGCTGGCAGAGACCATAAGCTACCATCACTCGCAGTCCTCCTCAGCAGCCGCAGGGTCGAATACCACGTTATCGTTGATGTCCTCGACCTTCAGGTGGCGACCTAGCTCATAGCTGACCTTGGCACATGCAGTAGCGGCCTCAAGAGCTACAGCTTGTACAATTATTGCGCCTGTTTTAGCGTCAACTACCCAATATTCATCCACCTCGTCGCTCTCTTCATCATCAAACCAGACCACATCCGAGCTATTAAACACGTCGTTATACAGCGCCTCATAGATGCGGGCTTGCAGTATACGCGTTACGTCCTTGGTCTCTGGCATCAACCCATAGTCCTCAAACTCATGGTCTATACCATCAGCAGCCATCACCGTGAAAATCTCGTGGTAATAGTGCGGAACCTGACCGTCTACGACCTCATGCAGCGCATCGTGGTAGTCGTCATCTTCAGCTATTTCGTCGTACTGAATACGCTCGTTAAATGCCTTAACGGTTGCAGCCAGCAGCTCATAGTATGCATTAGCGTTACGTTCCATAGTTACATCCTCTCAAAGTTAATTGTGTGTGTGTGTTAGTGACTATCAGTCAGGGCCTTCAGGTGTAGACTCAAAGACCCTGTAGTTAGTCGCTATCGGCGCACATTAAGAGTTTATCCAGATTGTTAAAGAGCATTCGCGTTGGCTGTCGTCGCCGTGCTATCCCGTTTCAGTGTTGGGACTCACTGTCGTTTCGATGTGGTACAGCTTACAGCTTTTAAAGGAGGCTGTCAACCTGTTATTCTTTTATGCGATGAGTGACCGAATTCGACTCACAGCTGGTGCCTTATCCTTGGCTGGTCTCGGGCAGGTTTCTCGGTTCCTATCCCTACGCCATCTTGCTACGTGGTACATACTACTTTAAGTTTGTACTACTTGTCAAGCGTTTTGTTTAGCCTGTTAACCTAAACCGTGAGCTATAGCCTCTCAGTAGGCGACCCGTTGCCTCCTCTAGTTCTCCACCTCAGTGGTAGACTTGGCGAGCTGGTCAGGCTCTCGTTAGGTTGTAGGACCTTTCCGACCTGCTGAAGTGGGAGCCTCCAGCGACCCTACTGCTGTTGTCATCTGCCTGTTGTTCGTATGACTTATCAGGCTGTCTACTTGACCGGGATGACCCGGCGTCTTCACTATCCGGTTGGTGCCGTGTCGTGTTGACGGAAGCTATTAAGCCACAGTGGAGACCTATAGTCAATAGGCTATCTTAAATAATATTGATTAAGCTATCGTCGGCCCCATGGTGACTAAGATGATATAGTCTTTGACTAACATGTATTCGACCTTAAGTCTATAGCTTTGTGTCGTTAGACTGTAGGTCGGTGACTGTAGGTACTGGCTTTACTGATGGTCGGTGACTGTAGGTCGGTGACTGTAGGTTAATCGGATTAACTGGTAGATGACGTAAGGTTGATGACTTGAGGTGATAGGTTGATACAGATAGAGACTCGGAGTCAGACCAATAGTCCCAACCTATCGTCTCCACCACCACCGATAGTCATGACCTATCGTTGACCTGAGGTATTGACAGCCGGTCCAGCCTTATGATAGACTGGAGGTAGGGGCCACCCTTGGTCGGGACTGAAAGAGGGCCTATGGGGGAGACTTGAGGTTCTTGAACTGTGAGATGTGGTCTCAAACTTTTGGTCCAAAACTCATCGAAGACTGTAGGTGGCAGCTACTGTAGGTCAAGGACCGTAGGTCAGGCGACACTAGGATAGACCAATAAGTAGGATGACCCTAAGTGAGCTTCTCTTAAGGTGTTACCTAAAGTCCTTGACTACAGTAGCTAAGGTCAGTAGAGTGAGTCTTTATCCACGTACTGACCTTAGGTCTTCCGCTCATGAATCGTTATCATGATTGCGTTAATTACACTGAGACACCAGAGAACATACGAGAGTCTCGACCCACCCGACCCACTTACTTCCAGCAGTAACGCCAGCAGCAAGTAGAACAGCAGCAAGAAACCTGTATGTAGCTCGATTGGTCGCCAGAGCTTTGAGTACAGCTTTGGTCTTTGCCATATGCTACATACCTCCTGTATCTATGGTCGGTGACTATCTGTATTGGAGGGATTATGATTAATATCACCCTCCTTCCATCTGTGCAAGCCTTAGGTAAGAACTAGGAGTCTGCCTCCTAAGGTCTTGCATAAAGTCTGCATATGTATATTCACTACAGTAATACTATAAGTAACCATTGGTCTTTCCTATAGTGATAGTTAAGTCCAAACTCCTTGTAAAACAGTAGGTTAGACTGGTAGTAACCATAGGTTACTAACTGCGTATTCATGCAGCTTTCACCTATAGTTATTCATTCAGCTAGTGGAACGTAACGTATGACCCTAGTCCAAGCTCGTCGTCCGTATCGTGAGTCACCCGGACCCCATTGTCCCAGAACTCAGTGTGGATGGACTCGAAGCCTTTCCGTGGGTTCTCCATCTGTTCCTCCAGCCACTCCTCAGTGACTTCGCGTTCACCTTTGTTGGCATCCTTAGCCATAGACTCAACGAAGAACTGTACACCGATAGCCAGAGCATCAAGTCGGTCATCGTGTGCCAAGGCTCCACGTTCACGAGAGATACGTGTCATCTGGTAGAAGAGAGAGTAGATAGGGTTACGAACACCATCCTTATCAGAGGCTGACTGGTAGTCTTGGACGATAGCAGCAGCGTTAACGATAAGTCTGTGAGACCCCATGATAGGCTCCAGAACGTCACAGATGCGGAGTTCTTTCTGACCCTTACTCTTCACTTCAGTTACAGCCGCAGGATGGATACGGGCCGCTACAGGCTTGAATAGCTCAAGGTACATACCATCACCGAAGTTACCTTCAATGACGTACTCGTTGACCTTCCACTTACGACCAATCTTAGCCAAGGCTTCCAGAGTAGAGTCTTCATAACCACCGCGCATACCACCAACTTCCATAGCGAAGATGTAGCCGTTGAGCTGGTACAGTACCGCATAGCCAGTTTCATCCTTACCACGACCACTAGGGTCAATGACCAGAATCTTCTGGGTGTATGAGCTGAACGCAGAACCTACAGTCTGATACGTGTGGTACGAGTCACCCATGAGTCCAACGTTAGGAACGTCCTCACGCTTGTTCTGAGGGTTAGGCAACCATTGGTAGACCATTGGGCTGGACGCTGGGTCCAAGTCGGCTACGATAAGGTCACGGAGCTTCAGAGGGTACTTCTCAGCATCACTCAGGTTCGGGTTAAGCATGAACTGTAGAGCGAAGCCAGCTTTACCATAGGACAGCTCACGTTCCTTCAGGTCCGTATCATCGAAGCGTACTTCATCGGTCGGGCGCCAGTAGAAGGACTCAGGGTCCTCTTCCAGTTCTGCCTGAAGCATAGGAGCCAGACGGTCTCCGTAAGACTGCCAGTCCTTCTTATCACGTGGATAACGAGCAGGCCAGATAGTAGTGGTGTATCCACGGCCTTCCAGCTCACGATACAGGGTCATCTCGTTCTGAGGAGTACCCAGATAGATGATTGTACCTCCCGGCTTCAGGATAGCGTCGAACTCTTTCACAAGCTCTGACAGACGGTCTCGCGCAGCCTGAGTAGCAGAGTTGTTAGGAACCTCCACGTCATCGGCAATCAGGATGTCAGCACGACTACCAGTCAACTGACCAGTGATACCAACGGACTTAACCGAAGGTGAGTGGTCTGGCTTGGCTGGCCCAACGTCAAAGCTGATAACCGCATCTCGCTGTCCCTGCTTAGGTTTGAGTTCCTGAAGCTGTGGCATGAGGTCGATGATTCGCTTGATGAAGATGGAGTTCGCATCGGCTCGTTCCTTTGAGGCCGACACAATCATGAACTTCAAGTCTGGGTTGTTCCATAGTTTCCAGACCACGAAACCACAGGTCAGAAACGACTTGCCAATACCACGGAACGCCTGAAGGATGAAGCGGCGATTATCCCCAGCAGCCAGCTTCTTACACATATCTATCTGGCAGCGGGTTGGAACCGGAAGGCTAAGAGCTTTCCAGAGAACGAAGATGAAGAACACGAAGTCTGCCTTCATACGGGCAGTCATTAGCTCCTGACGCGCCACTAAGTCTTTACTCAATGTGTCACCTCCTTATCTTGCTGTAAGGCTCTCACAGTGTCCTGAAGTGCCTTAATCCATTTGTCTCCTTTCACTCCGATGGCGATAAGACGTTTAGCATCTCGTTCGTCAAGTTCGGCGTAACCATCAATGACGCATCGACCGTCACTTTGCGTGGTTCCACTCGTTGGTTTGACTCGGATGCGCAGCCGCTTATTGTCAGACTGAAGGTCAGCAATAATCCTATCAGTGCTGCCTTCCAGCGAGGACATTTCGTCCTGAAACCGCTTGGACACCTTGTTGACTTCAGCTTGGACAGCAAGCCTTGTATCTTCCGATGCCTTAAGATTCGAGGTGTATTCTGCATTGACCTTAGCCTCCCACTTATTGTTAGCGGTGTGGTAGCCCCCAGCAAACATCACTGCTGCAAGTAACCACGGAGCCGCTCTCTTTAAAAATTCGAGCATAGTTGCCCTCCCGGTTTATCAGATTTTCACGTAGAGTCGCCTCCACTAGTTAGTGTTAACCATAAAGGCCACTACCTATAGTAATGACCTTGAGTCTAACACTTATTGAACACCATACCCTGTGTCATTATCCTCAGTCGCTGAAAGCACCTTATCGTACTCTGCGTTCAGGGCCTCCATATCAGCCAGCGTCTTCTCGTCCACAGACACCTTGCTTAACACAAAGTTGTGACGAGCCAGTAGCTTCTCAATGGCGTTGTAAAGCTGAGGAGAACGCTTAGAGTCATCCCGCAGGTCTTGCAGCATGAGTCGAGCACGTTCAGTATCAAGCATCAAGAGGAACTTCTCTAAGTCCATCTGCGTCATGTTTTACCACCTCCTTTAATCGTTTTGTAGACTAGCACACCAATCTGGACAACGGTGTACGCGATAGCTGCAACGTAGAACCATTCGTTCAGTGTAAGTCCGAAGAAGAACCGACTGGCACCATCAGCCGCAGCGGTCCCGACTATAGGAGAGGCTTTAAGGACCTCGTTCTTGAAGTCTAACTCAATCATAAAACCTCCAGTTTAAAGCGGGTCGTCCTTGACCCAAAGCTGTTACCATATGTTGGTCGTCGTGTAGTTAGCCTCTACATCCACAACCTTCGATTATTTAATAAAGCCACACATAACGGGCTTAGTTTTATGGAACATATAGTGGTTGATGTTCTCTTGGTACACACTTAACTCGATAAACTGAGTAGTCACCAGAGTTCCCCTTGAAAGTTATTGTTGCCGTTCCTGCGTTATCGTAAGTAACAGTCGGAGCAGCAAACGTTGCGGTTCCTACTCGTGACCGCGCTTCGTAATTACTGACGCTCGTAGCACCACCACCGATAAGCATATTGAATCTAATATCCTGATGGACTGTGGTGGCTGCGTTGCGGAGGATAAAGTGGACCTCATATTCACCGGCAGCAATCAGGTTGCCGATTGTGAAGCTGAAGCTGGTAGTGCCGTTTGGCGTAATGTTCGGGATACGCATAGTATACTGGTCAAGTAGACCATCAAACTGCACAGTTCCGTTCCGCTGCGCTGCTAAAGTAGCACTCAGATTAGCCGTGATCGGGTGCGAACCTCTAATTAAGATGTTATATGAACCATATCCCAGATCTTTGGTAAGTTGTTGGAATGGTGCTCCTACTCTCATTCCTTCTATAACAACGCAAGATATTTCTGAGCTTACCGGGAGTCCACTTGCCGAATCTATGATATTGCCAGATTGCACAACAAGATCTTTGAAATCGTTGTTGGCAAAAACCCCTTTCGCGTAGAAAGTAGATGCCACGTTATGCACCCATACTCGATGTCCCTGTTCGCTGACTGGTGCATTTGAATGTTCATTATATCCGCCGAACACGTTCACGTTTCCAGTGTAAAATAGGGCGAAATCCCTGTTATAGCCCTCCCACGTCACTCCGTGCATATTAATATCAACGGAATCATGCGCGTAAAGGAAGGTCGTAACGTAGGCAATATTTGGGCGATTTGAATCAGAGCCTGCCCTGTGGAACCACTGTGCTGTTCCCCTAGCCCAGGTTTGGCTTGTATTACCTGTGTAGTAACCACCAACGATATTCAAGGCTGTGGTATGCGGGGTTAAAAATGTTGCATATTTTGCCCCTTGAGCAAAGCAATTTTCAACTGCCGTACCCCATGAACCAGTAATCCAGAAACTGACCAGGCAACCATAAACACCTACACCATTCAATTTCGTCGTTGGAACTCGAAGAATTCGAATGTTTGCTTTCTGATCAGCGTTACCGAGGAATACCAGATTTTCCAGATACTGACCGTAGTAACCTGCGGTAATATATTGTGCATTATCTACATTAGATGTATCTGTATATCGGCCCGTCCCGTCCGTTTTATATGGAGCGGTGTCGAATTGGACCTTGTTGTTATCCATCGTCGGCATCGAGATAATGATCGCACATCCCGCACGGGAATATCTGAACCCAGTAGTGCCACCTGTACCAATCAGTCTTACATTTGGCGCACCATAAATAGTGTCATTAATGTAGTATTGCCCAGCTGGAAATATCACATCCCCGCCTTGATGTGAGTCATAGGAGTTATCTAGGTAAGGGTTCAGATATGAAATAGCTGCATTGATCGCCGGAGCGCTATCGAAAGTGCTGTCATTCATCTTAGCGCCGAACTCTAAAGGAGAAACGGTGCGAGCTAAATATGCGGCTACAAACTCTCTTTTCCAGCGACCAGTTCCGGCATTACCTGTTGGTTTAATAGTATACCCGCCATCGTCAGCATCTGTGCTCGTTGCATCCCACCGGAAGATACCTCCACCATAGCCATAACCATCATAGTAAGAAGCTACCTTTACCAGTGAACCATTAATAAGTGAAAGATACCCGTCAAAGTTTCTCAAATCGGCAATTGAGCTAAATTTACCAATAGTGGATAACCCAGTCTTGCCAGATATTTCACTTCTCAATGACGCATCGCCAACACTAACCCACGCACCTCGCCCAATACCACCAGACGTTTCAGGAGTTGAACCAGCAGGAACGTTCTTTGGAAGCGTACCATCCCAGCGGTAATAATCACCATCCTCTTCCCATAGCAGGACCTCGTTCCATGTTGTAACGTTGAAGCCTTTCTCGAAGGAGCGACTGGTAATATAGCCAATTAGACCAGATGCCTTGATACTCGCAGCGATTCGTCGTGCTTCGTCCTCGCTATCCTTAGCGTTGCCAGCAGAGCTACCAGCAGCATCGGCATATTCCTTCGCTAAGTCAACAGTTTGGTCTCGACCTTCTTCTGCAATATGGACAGCCTGAAGCTCTGCATTGGTCAGGTCACTAGCTGTCAACACTGAGCCATTCCTGAAGTCTACCACTAAGTCAGTTCCAGTCTGACGGTGAATACGAACGATATCGAAACCTGATTGGTCAACCAACATCTCAATCATCGTTGGGTTAAGGAATCGGTAATCTCGACCAACTTCCAGTACACGGTTCAGGGTAGGGTTAGAGCTATTCACAAGCGTAACAACAACAAACGTTCTGGCTAGGTAGTCGAACTCAATCCTGTACTGAGTGTTTCCTGAAGGGAATTGTGTAATCGTGGACATTATGCCTCCTGTTATGAATTAAAGGGAGACCTATGTAGCGCCTCCCGTTTCCTATAGTGATAGTTTAGTCCTTGATGTGGATGCCTTGCTCCTCAAACGTTCCAAGCAGCAACTTCTGGGTAATCGGGTCATTCGGGACCAGTTCACGGAACGTGTTATACATCCCGGTCATGTAGTCTCGCTCGTTGACACGGGTATCAGCCTTGAGGTAGCCAGCCAAGTTGTATGCCGAAGCGCCAACGTTAGCAGCATAGCCGAAAGCCGGGACCTGCTCCAAGAAGTTACCAACGACATTCATCACAGGGTCACTTGTAGCCGCACCATATGAGATGGCACGTTCGGGCTTCTCTGTAGGCGAACGAGGTAGGATAGACGAACGGAGCATCTTAGTGTCCTCGTACCCAGCGATACCCCCAAGAATGTTAGCTACCCCAAGTGGTCCACCAAGATGTGAACTACGTGATAGAGCTGCATATCCAATCATCGTCGGGTCCAGAGCTTGCTTGAGGTAGTCACGGTCTCGACCATCCTGCATAGCGTAAGCCTTGACATGCGCCTGAGCCATGTAGTAGATACCAGCAAGACCCATAGAGATCACAGTGGACAGAGCAGCGTCCATCGCTCGGTTGTTCTTCGTGGCGTTATAGAAGGTTCGCATGGTTCGCCCATTGATGGACTTGATGACGAAGTTCTTAAACTGAAGGACAGCCTTAGCGACCGGGCCATAAGCCTTGGCATCCATGTTAGACAGCTTATGAGGTCGTAGTAACGTTTCGTCAGCGATGGTGTCACCCATACGCCACAGGTCCATAGCCCTTGGGTCCTGACTGAACGCCTTCTTATCCTTGATGGTGTACTTCCCGTCTGGACCACGAGTCACTGACTCACGGATTAATGACTTAATGCCCTTCCACTGCTCGTCAGAGATACCAGCTGTCTTCAGCCAGCGGTCATCGAACTTACGCTTACTACCAGTCAGGCTATGTTCCACGATGTCAGACAGGAAGCCTTGACGTCCAGCATCTAACAGGTAGTTGGTCGTACCGTTGAGGACTTTAGTGAGCGGGGAGCGTACTGCAAGTTCACCAGTGTAATACTTGGCAGTCCCAAGAGCCGTAGCTGACGGTTTACTCAGGGCACTGTAAGATCTCAGACGGTCAATGACATCCTGTTTAGATGGACGGATTGAGTCATCCAGTTCCTTACCGAAGAGAACATTGTGCAGGTCCTTAATCTCTGAGGCCCCGACCTTCTTGTTACGGAAGGCTAGGTCACGGAACATCGGGACTCCATGAAGCATTGCACGAACGTTACCGCGAGCCAGCATACCACCAATCTCCGTTAAGTTCTGAACACCCATGTAGGCATTCTTAGCGAAGAACGATAGGTCTGTCATTGTGCGCATCACTGTAGCTAAGGCTGCATCATCAGCCCCATCGCGTCGAGCACGACCAGTGAGAATCTTCAAGGTGTCACGTAAGGTAGATACCTCACCTTTCAACTTTCCGTCATCACCAGCCTTGTTCATCATGGTCTCAACCAAGTCCTTCATGTCCTTCGTGGTTTTGCCTGTACCAGCCATGATAGCAATATCGCCATTAACTCGACGGTTGTAGGCCGGGACAATCTTGTCCATGTCCCACTCACGCAGGTTGTTGACACTGAAGGTCTGACCGTTCGGTAGAACTATTGACATATCGCTATCGAACAGGTTACGAGCCTCAAGGAAGCTGTTGTTCTCCAGACCCACAAGACCGTTGATGTTCTCTTCCATCACGGAGGAGCGTTCGAACTGCTCGGTGTGAGAGATACCGTAAGCCTTATCATTGGCGTACTTATCTACCGCAGCAGCAAGTCCCTCTGGAGTCAACGTAGGGTCAGCCTCTAAGAGTGCCTCGTCCACGCGTTTCTTGACTTCAGGTCGAGACGCATAGCTGGTCAACCATGACTTCTTGATGGCCTCCTGCAATGCCTCTGGACTCCCAAGCTCCTTGATGTACAGCTCCTTCATCTGTTTGCTATACACATGAGGGACGTAGGTTCCCTTGAATCGGCTACCCGGAAAGATAGACTTAGCGTCTGGCCTACCAAACATAGCTGGGTTCTCCATCATCTCACGCTTGGCGTCAAACTGGTTCTTCAGCAGGTCATAGACTTTCAGTTCTCCCGGAGTCAGTTCATCCTTCAGGCTACCACTACCGTCTTCGATAGCCATAGACACACGCTGGTAGATGTCCTGACGGAATGCGCCAGAGTCTCGCCAGAATGCTGTTTGGAAGTATGGGTCCTTGAGTGCCTCTCTAACCGCATCGTCGATGTCGTTGTAGAACCGATGGTCCACAGCACGAAGTCTCTCGAATACGTCTGACGCAGTGGTTCCGATTTTACCTGAGGCCCCTGACTGCATACCAGTCGGTGAACGCACTAAGTCGGCAGCTACTCCACGAATCTCAGGGTTCTCTGACCGAAGCAGCTTCAGGCCAATCTCAGTTAGCCCACCAAGGTTCACACCAGCAGCTGCACGTTCAGGCTCAATCACTTCGTCAAAGACCTGACGTGTCTTAGGGTTCAGAGGGTTCTCACCAATCAGGATTGAACCATCTTCCAGTCGTACACTACCTGGCTCATTCGGAACGTCAGCGAACTTAACGCCTTGATGACTAAAGGTCTGCTCACCTTCCTGAATAGGGAGACGAGACAGGTCCTGACCATCAACGTTACGAGCGGTCTCACGAGCTTCCAGACGTGTAGCTGGACCAGCAAACTCATTAGTGTTGCGACCTAAGGCTCTGCCTAACCCATCAGCGATAGCAGTCATACCACCCCCGAAGAGAGCACCACCAAGGATAGCTTCAGCCACATGCGCATCACCACCAGCCACTGAGGTACGGGCCATCTCGGACACACCAGCAAGTGCTCCAGATTGAGCAGCCACGGTGAACATCTTGTTGACCAGCTTACCACCTTTACCCACCTGTCCAGCGATAGGAACGTAGGTCAGAGGGTCTACACCAGCACCAATCACACCAGCAGCTAACTGAGCACCAATCCCAGCCTTGGCCTTCTCTTGATCCAACTTCTGGTTCTCAAGCGCCAAGTTAATAAGCTCGGTCAGGTTCTGAGGAGAACCACCAGTAATGACTCCGTAATACTGAGGCAGAACCCCAGCGTTACGAATCTGGTCCAACTCTTCACGAGTCCACTTATGGTTGTTCCATCTGGTAGGGTTAAACACATCACCAATGACATCCAGTGAGTCCTCGGTCTGACCAGCGCGGATAGCCACGCCGACCATAGAGTTCTTCACTTCAGCTTCTGTAGCCGAACCGAAACCGAACCACGTAGAGCGGTCCTCTCGTTCCTGCATGGTATCGCCAGTAGACTTATAGAACATCTCGCCAAACGATTCGTTGGGAGCTTCAGGTGTTTGACCCTCAATGTTTAGACCAGCAGCGGTCGGAAGGTTCTCGCCAAGAGCTACTTTAGGTTTAGCCTTGAGTCCTTCCGTGAGTGCGTCAAATACGTTCGCGCTTACTGGTGGAGTCTTTGGGCTGATACCGTTGAGTGCTCGTGCGACTCCCTGCTGATAGACTTCAGGGTTGTACCGGGATCCTGTCTCATGGAAGCTGATAGCTTGCGCCAGAGCAGACAGGGTGTCAGGGTTCGAGAGGTCTAGACTCTGGGTAGCTGGGATACCAGTCGCAGCCACCACTGAGTCAATATAAGCCTGAGTGTCATTCTCATTAGGAGGCGCCCATCGGTTGATGATCTTCTCGATTGAGTCATAGCCTTGGCGACCGTAGGACAGCAGGTTTTTACCTAAAGCTCGGACGCCAGACTCTGGGCTATCGAAGGTGACGAATGCGCCATCATCTCCAGTCATTCCTTCCCATTGGTCCTTACTTACCCGGATGTTCCCCGGATTGTTATTGCGAATACCACGAGTCGCCATTATGTTACTCCTTACCGATTAGTACGTTTGCGATACCCTCCAGTGAGACGTCATTGTACATCCCACCGCGCTTCTCAATGTTGGCCTCTCGGTCAGCTCGACGTTTATCACCAGCAGCTTTAGTCCCGACAATACGCGCTCGCTTGTTAGCGTCACGTTCTGCCTTAGCATATGCTGCATCCTGTGCCTTCTGCTGTTGTTCGCGATAGAGTTTACCTACAAGTTCTTTATCGTAGCGAATACGAATAGTCCCTGTAGCGTCTTGGAGGAAGATAGAGCCGTTCTGTTCAACAACTGACAACTGAGAGTTCACTACCCAAGGGTTGGCCTTAATGAGCTGCTGACGAGCGGTGTCGATAATGTCTCGACCTACCTGCCATGACTCTGGGTTATCCCCTACCATAAGCTGGTGCTTTGACACCATGCCGATGGACTTACCGTCAGAACCTTCAGACTGGAACGTTACGGTGTTCTCATTCAGCCAGCGTTGAGTCTGCTGAGTTGCAGCGTCAGCGTTACCTGTACGATAGTACCATGAGTCCCAGACCTTACGAGCACTTGCGTCCAGAGACGTAGGAAGACGCGAAAGGTCCTTATTCCTAGAGTCGTTCTTCAACTCCTGCCACGCCTTGTCTGACTCCATGCGCATCTCTCGGCTTTGACTTGCAGCTTGCTTATCAGCTTCAATCATCGTCTGAGGGTCCAGACCCATCTTGTCCATCTGGTCGAACGTAGAGAACAACTGAGCTTGGTCAGGATACAGAGCAGCGAAACTTGATGGGTCCTGAGTGTAAGCACGACGAAGAGACTCGAAGCGTTGCATCTTGTCTGGGTCGTACTGTCCACGGATGACCGCAGCTTGCCACTCGCCAGCAGCGTCCTGAGTCAGAGTCTGGAAGGCATTACGGAACGGACCGTTGTTAGTGTCGGCTCTTAACAATGCCACCTTCTGAGCGTCTTTAGCAGACTCAGGAATGTCCATCTGGTCAATCTGCTGTAGCTTGGCAGACGCATAGTTGTTCATGTCAGAACGCTTGAACTCGCCTGTAGCATCTGAGACCGGAAGGTCCTCATAGTTGGTGGACACGTTATCCCCAGCCAGACGTCGCTGATACACTTGGTCGATGACCAGTTGCTTGTTCTGGGTCTGGATTAACTTAGTGTTCTCCTTCGCCTGTTCAGCAGACTTACGCTTTACCGCTTCCAGTAAGCTGGCTTCGGCATTAATAAGCATCTGACGCTGAGGTGTGAGTTCTTCACCAGGCTGAAGCAGGTTGTTCTGCTCCTTGAGTTTCTGAATCTGGGCAAGACCAATGGTTGGGTCATCCTGAAGAATCGCAGACTGAACGCCTAACGCTAAGTCTTCCTGATACTTAGCCACCAGTTTATACTCAGTACCTTGGGCCTCAACCATAGCAGCGTTGAAGACATCAGGTCCTACAATCTCTTCGACTGTAGCGTCCACACCGTTAAGGGTGATTCGCTCTCCGCGCACTTGCTGTAGGAAGTTTGAGCCTCCTGACTTCTGGATTGCGTCACGGACCGTCTGGGTAATGACCTCCCGTGCTCTCTGGTCCGAAGGTATGGCAGCAGTCGTCAACCCATCCCGAAGGTAGGCCATGAAGGTCTTTCCAGACTCAGGCGAACGCATCAGGTCCCCATCGTTAAGGAACGAGTTCATCTCAATACGAGTGTTCAACATTGCTGTCTCTTCAGACTGCTTGCTGAAATACTTATTGAAGGACCCGTAGATAGCGATATTTCGGTCAGTAATGTTATCGTTGAATCCACGCTGGAAGAACTCGTCGGTAGGGTTAATACCCGCCTCTTCAGCATAGGACTTAGCTGCATCCTGAAGTCGCTGGTGGCGATATTCTTCCATTTCCTGACGTGTACGGAACTCACCGTTCTGAATCTTAACGTTAATCTCGTCGTCTACAGCAAAGGCAGCATTACGACCAGTTTTGACTCGAAGTGCTTCCATAGCGTAAGGGTCATCCTGATACAGCAATGTGCCGTTCTGGATAGCCTCACGTCTTTGCTGAGGTGTCAGCTTACGGATAATCTCGTTAGACCGCTCGTCAGCTCTGGTCTTCTCATCGTCCTTGAACTGCTTGTATAATCCTGTCCCAGACTCAACGAAGTTAGTCAATGCACGAGCCAGACCGGAGTCCCCAGTGGGAGCCTGAACGTTGGCTGCTTGATAGTTGACGGCGATAGTTTTACCCGGCGCTCTGCCACGACCCATAGTCCGATTAGCCAGAGCTGATTCAATATTACTAGCCATTAGTCCTCCTCTTAGCTATGACCTGTAGGTGTACCTTTAGCAGCACTAATTGGTGCAGAACCACCAGAGCTGGACGCTCCAGAGATTGACTTACCAGCGGCGTATCCTTGCATCCCGGCGTTAGCAACATTAAGTGCATGAGCCAGTGGGCTGGTCTTGATGATCTTACCTTGACCACGGATAGCAGACTTTGTGTTCTCAATGTTGGCGATACGGTTCCCGAAGATAGCCGCATAGTCGCGGTTGTAACTTTCGGTAATCCCTGCTCGCTCCTTGACTGTATCTCCTGCGACCTGACGTTCAATCCTGTCCATAGAGTTACCTTCCAGACCGGACTCAGCTACCGCAGCTCTGACCATACCCTGATTGCGAATACCGTTTAACGTGGTCTCTGTCAGTTCAGCCATCTGCTGCTCCTTCAGGTCTCGCTCCTGCATCTTCAGGTTGGCGTCAGAGTAGTTCATCTGCTTAACCATCTCCTGAGCCTGACGGTTCTGAGCGTCGATAGCAGCTCCCTCAGCTTTGGCCTGACTAGAAGCGGACATAGCGGCACCAGCTACAGCCATAATACCCATGCCGATACTTACTGGCTCGCACATACGTCCTCCTTAGAGATAGTGAATAGTTGAAAACGCTCACCAGTTACCGGGCTTACAGTCCAATCATCATGGAACTCAGCGCCAAGCAACTTCAAGAATTTAATGTGAGACTTATTGCCTGACCACACGTAGTTCCAGATGGTCCCGTATTGGTCTAACATTAAGTCCCTGTACTCAGAGATTCGCTGAACGAACTCTAGCCTCTCTTTAGGTCTCAGCTTGTAGACCTTACCTGAAGTCAGGAACCACACGTTATCACCTTGGTTCCCACCATAGGCAAACACTTCGCCTACACCGTTAGTTAAAACCACAGATGACGGAGTTAGGTGCTTAAGCAGTCTTTCAGAGAGACCAACGGTTGACCCGTAGTTTGCTTTGCATTCATTAACATCATCTGCTGAAAGATGCCACAGAAAGTAGTGGACATCTTGTTCCGTAGCCTTGCGAATATACATAAAGTCTCCTTATAGCCTTAAGGGCCTATAGTCCCTATAGTGATAGTTAAGGTAAATCTATAGGCCATTCAATAAGTTAGACGGAACGAGCTTTCTTAGCGTATGACGCCTCCCAGCCACACCCAACGATGGACACTGGGGTAGGATAGTCTGACTCTAAGGTTAGGCTCGTGGTTAATGCGTTACCATTCATAGCGAAGCGATACTGCCCGTCACCAATGTTTGTAGTCCCGATGGTTTGCTGACCAAGGGTGTAACCGTTAAAGGTGTTCACGAACTCCCGCTCACCATTTCTGACAATGAGCCTCAGAGCGCCAGTGTCTTTGTAGTTTACCCAAGCCCGACGAAGCTGTAGACGACCAGTGTCTTCAGACTGAGTTCCACTATCATCTTCAATCTTAATCAGGAACCGTGAGAACTTGTAGGACATCAGATAGGACCGTCCGATGAACACTGTTCGTCCTGACCAATCGCCGTTGAGGATAACCACAGTAGAGATACTGGTCAAGTCCCCAAGGTCCACATAAGCACCTTGACTGTCAATCAGATAGTACCGACCGGGAGATGGAGCGTTGCCGCCATAAGCAGCACCAATGTCAACAGTAGTCTTATAGGTGTCAGCATTATATGAGCCAATTGGAATGACCATAGACACCTTGGAGTCAACGTGTAGTCTATACGGCTCTGAATGGAAGTCAGTGGCCTCCTTGATGAACTTAAGGTGCTCAATGTCTACCCCTCCTTGGTGCTGACGAACGATGAACATGGTAGAGCCAATAGAAGCAGACGCCAGAATCTTATCATCTTTAGGGAACTCCCAGTGTGACCAAGAGGCTTGAAGCTGTACGCCGTCCTTAAACAAGAACTTGTAGATGTAGATTCGGTTGTATGCACCTGTAGAGTTGACGCAGATGTAGTTCTCAGTACCTGTACCTTGAATATCAAACACCCCGTTAGGGATGTAGGACAGTACGTGACCAGTTGTATCATCGGCATCCTTCACATCAGACACATCAGCTACAGCGAAGTATCGTTTAATGCTGGTGAATGACCCACGAGGAGCTGAGAAGAAGACTGAGCGTCCTACAGCGAACGGTCTGGCACTATCACCTAAGGCAAACTCTGAGCCTACATCAAGCTGGATAGACTTCGAGGTAAGGACCCCAGAGCTTGTCATCACGAACTGAACCTCATCCGACCAAAGTAGTAGCTGCTCGTTAAACGGAACGGCATACTTAAGGATTGAGATACGAGGGTTACTTACAGCTACATCAATAGGGTCATCATCGCTCAGTGTCGCAACACTCTTAGGGAAGAACGCAAAGTAGCTGGCTGAACGGCTCATGATTACGTTCTCACCAGACAAGAACCCAAGCCTGTTCCTGTAGAAGAACACATCATTGATCGTAGCATCCACGAAGCTAGGCATAGGGTTTGTGTCATCATTACCAGCACCACGCTTGGACCAATCAAGAGTCTTGAACTCAAATGAGCCATCAGACTTTCTGACCAGAGCATGTGGCATTGTGGTGACATTGAACCCAGTGACAACTCCCGGCTCCACTGTCTCCTTCCACGTCTTAGTGTTGGAGTCGTACATCACGTAGTATTCATCGGCGCTACTGTTTGTCTCACCTTGAATCTTAATGATATATCCATTAGGAGCCGCAAGAGGTAGTTTAGAGATTGTTTGCACAGTGTCTAGGACTGGACTTATTAGCTGGTTAGCGTAGCCATCCTCAGTCTCCACTGAGTTAATGTTGGTCCCTGAAGGAGCTGTGATTAGCAGGAAGCCAGACCCAAGGTCGAACGTGAAGGTAGGATAGGCAGCAACAAGAAGGTCTCTAAGAGCTGCACCAATGGCTTGAGCGTCCACCTTAGGTGGGTCATTCTCGGCATCATTACCTGCTGGTAGCTTATGCGAGACCTTAACGCCACCGTTGATTCCCACCTTAAGGGTTCGACCATACTGTCCACCACGCAGGTTAATTAAAGCTCGTGCTTTGCGGTTATAACCAGAGTGTGACTTCTCGCTTCCACCTTTGACGACAACCTTACGGTTAACGACGAACGTATAGTCTGCCACGGTAACGACACGGATGTCGTCTCGTGGGTTGGAGGACTTAACGTAGTCTACCGCACCTGATACTGAGTATTGATTGCCACTCAAGTCAACTACCTGAATGTTGGACCCGTTGAACACGATGTAATACTGCTCATGCTCGTCACGGTTAATCAGGTGGAACTTAGGGTTACTCCCAACGTCGATGTTAAGACGTCTCTTGAAGACTGTAGGTGGGCGCTTCTGGAGGCCATCACTCTCGGATGACCAGCAGTTAACCTGTGCCTCGCCTTGGTCTGAGAACCTCAGTATATCAGGCTGCTGGCTAATGCCACCTTTAAGATTTTTGATTGATTGAGTAATTAGTGGCATATGCCCTCCTTAAATCATACTCATTAGGACGTATCCTTCAGCGATGTCGCCAACGTCAGCAATGTGGACAACCTTACGCGCTACCTGTTGTCCAGTATACCCGTTGTCCCACTCATTCAGGATAAGCCAGTCGCCAACCTTAAAGTCCAGGTCGTTAAGTCTCAGCTCTGCTGTCTTTAGACCTAGCTGTACCGGACCAAAGTGCTTGCGGTGAATCTTCAGGTTGTGACTAGCCATTAGTCCCTCCCGATGTCTGACATCATGTTGTAGCGACCAGTGTCCATCTCATACTCCATAACCTGCTGATAAAGTTCTGCTTCCTGCTCACGAAGGTATAGCTCTGACTCTGGGCTACCGAAGAACTTAGCGTTGAACTCACGGCTAGCTTTAGTGACGATGTAGTCCCTGAAGACCACAGGCATCTCGGAGAATGGCTTCATCTCCACAAGCTCTACCGTGATAGGGTCGGTGAAAGTGGTTGACTGAGTGGACAGGTCGTACAGGTATCCACCCATGTTGCTGTAGTAGCTGGTGGACCCAGCGGTCATTACACGAAGGTATGATGGCAAGAATCGAATCCTATTGTCTTGGACATCAGGTGTCAGTACAGCAGCTTCGTTGATGTTAAAGTTCCAGCCTTTAGCTTGGACCTGACGATTGACACGATGCAGTATACGTTGAGCGTTAGAGACGTCAGCGTTCCCCTCGTCAAGCTGTAGGACTGCTGGTTCACCGATAGCAGCTAACATATCGTTGATGGCGTCTAAGTCATCGTTAGCATTCAGTGGAATGTATTGAGCCATAAGTCTCCTCTCACTTTAAGCAAAAAACCCCTCAAGCACCCGAAGGCACCCAAGGGGTTTCAATTAGTTGTTGGACTCAGCCAGTTTAGCGGCCCTGTTCGCAGCACGAGTACGCGCAGCTTTCTGTTGGGGAGTTAGAGTCTCCTCTTCAGGTGCAGCCGCTACTGTAGCGACGTTAGGTTGGCTAAAGGTGCTTACGCCGCTGGGCTGAAAACCAGTGCGCCAGCCGCTTCAGGACGCAGACCACCGTGACCCATAGCGTATTTACCAACAATCAGGTCGCCCTGAGCATCGACGTCACGGTCACGTTCCAGCGCCAAGTCACGCAGCTTCACAGTACCCACAGCGGAACGGTGAGAGAACAGACCCACAACGTTGTCCATAGCAACTTTAACGTCGCCAGTAGCAGTTGCCGGGAATGCGTGTTTCTGGCCGGAAGCGATAGTGATACCATCAGCACCACGGGTCTCACCAGCACCGCCCTGTACCAGATGAGGAACTTCAACAACAACGAAGCCCATCACGTTACGGATGTTACCAGTCTCTGGGTCAATCAGCGCAGCATAGTTAGCAGCGTTCGGCATCAGAGCCGCGAGGATTGCAGAGTAGTTGTCCGGCGTGGTGTAGAAGTAACGGTCGCCAGCAGGAACGTAGTTGGAGGTCAGCTTCGCACGAGCAATGGTCAGTTGACCGATGATTGCTTCACCCAGTTTAGCAGGGGTGTCGAGGTCAGCTTTCTTACCAACTTCCAGTACGGACGCAGTACCCAGACCAGCGATGTTCTCGTTGGATGCAGCCGGGAGGTTACACAGGATAGCCATTTCAGCCAGCACCGCACCATCGGCAGCGATAGCCAGAGCTTCACCCAACTGGTTGGAATACTCGCCAGCAACGTCGTAGTGATTCATCGCGTCTTCAATGTCGAAAATCATCACATCGGCAGTCAGCAGACCATCAATGGTAATCACTTTCTCGGTATGTTTAATACCTTTACGCTTATCGGACAGTCGCTCACCAGGAGCCAGATACACACCAGAGGTGCGACCCATGACCGGGAACTGAGCAGACTTACCGTTCTGAATGGTACGGACAATATGCTTGTCAGCAGTTACAGAGCGGCGAGTGAATGCGGTCAGGACTTCACCAGCAAAGACCTTCAGGAACAACGCAAGAGCGTCGGAGCTGGATTTGCCTTTACCTTGGTCTGTACCAATTTTCTGACCCGGAACGTTTGCCATATGATAATTCTCCTATTCAATTGAAAGATAAAGTTTATTACTTACTGTATGCCCAATCCGTATGGACTGAAGTAATAGGGAAACCTTTAGTCTGTCTATTGGTATCCCTATAGTGATAGTTTAGTCCTACAGGCTTGAGGCAGCTACCTTAGCGCGAACTTCCATCGTGTACTTAGCGTCACGCAGGTATCGCGGGTCACTCATAGCCTTAATCATGTCAGCCTTGGAGCTGAATGCTTCTGTCTTAGGAGCCTTAGGTGCGACCACGGGTTTAGCCTGAGTGGTGATGGTACGCTGAGGTTTAACGCCTACAGCTTTACCCAGAGTCTTGCCAGCCAGATTCAGCAGAGCTTTGGTAGTCGCAATGTCCTTACGAACGATAGCAGCTTCCAGTGCTTCACGAGTTGACGGGTCGTTGGACTCAAGGTGTGACAGGATTCGATTAAACTGTTCAGCACCACCAGCGTAGCGAACCACACCAGCAGCATACTGTTCAGCCAGAGCTTCCTGACCACGGACAAACGAATCTACGAAACGCTTGGTGTAACCTGCTTCCTGCAACTTAGCGTAGGATGCGTCAGACAGCTTACCGTCCTTGGCGTATTCGGCCTTGATAGCGGTAATTTCATCAGCAGTGACCTTGCCAGCTTCTACAGCAGAAGACACCATGTCGTCAAATGCAGCTTCGTTTTCATCCAGAGCGGTGACACTTTCAGTCAGCTCTTTTGGTGCATCACCCAGTTCGATGAACTCAGGCTGCTCACCATCTGTCTCAGACTCTTCGTCATCGGACTCTTGGTCTTCTTCACCTTCAGTCTCTTCTACGTTCTCTTCTTCTTCGGTCGCCTCTTCGTTTTCGGCTTCCAGTTGCTTGAAGGTAATAGCGTCATCGCCATCACGAACAGCTACGTCCTGTTCAAGCATAGACTTCTGGTGTTCGTTCAGGTCCTCAACGGAACCAGTGATTGCATTAGAGCTAACGCCGAACTCGGCATAAACTGATTGAGACATTGAGTCATTCTCCTTTAAGTCGTTAATAGGTAACACAGCAACCTGCCCGCCAGTTACGGCTGGTTGTGCTTTCTCTCACCCAAGCTGTGTTGTTCCTATAGTGATAGTTTAGGCTTGAGCCATGTCCTCACCAGCTCCCTGACCTACAGCAGCGCCCATGTTAGCACCAGCAGCAGACGCACCGTTGACCACAGCTCCTTGAGCGGATTGTTCAGCAATACGTTGCATCTTCTCGTCCTGAGTCAGCAGAAGACCAGCAGTGTCAATGCCTAAGGCATTCAGAAGTCGCAGCTTCAGGGTCGGCAAGTTAATGTCTGGGTCCTGAGCGAGAGGCTGTAACCCGGTCATCATGTTGACTGCCTGAGTCAGCTTCTCCAAGTCCTGACCACGACCTAACGCTTCAAGACCAGTGGAGACCGTAGGCTCTACCGCTTCTTTCGGAAGGTCAGGAATCATGCCAGCAGACTGAAGCTGGTTCATCAGCACACGGACGATAGGTAACTGAAGCTCTTGTGATTGTACTGAGTACACGCCACCTAAGGTCGCCTCCAGTTCGCCAGCAACATAACGAATCTCTTCAGCAGTAACTCGCTCAGCATTACGCTGAACAGCACTATTAAGAAGGAAGGCCCAGCCTAAACGTTGCTCGATAGCGTCAGCCACCGACTTGGCAATCGTAAAGTCCTGACCTTTCGTCAGTTGCAGGAAGTTGATGTCCTCGACGCGACCAGCCACGAACTCACCTGTAGCCGCCTTGTTCAGACGACGAGGTTGCGTGATACCGTTCGGGTTAACAAGGCCCACCACCTTGGAGGCTACCTTAGCCATTTTGGTGATAGCTTCTGTAATCGTCTCCAGCGAGTTCAGGTCTCCCAGATACTCCTCGCAATAAGAACGACCATAGTCTTCACCATCCAGTCGAACCATTCGTACCGGGATGTACGGACATGCAGTCAGTGGGTAAGAACCCTCTGTCCCTGCTACCTCAATGCCTTCCACTTCCTCGTAGCGAAGATACTCGTCGTCCTGACGGTAAATGTGCGTATACACTTCCAGCTCGGTGTCAGGCTCATAGTCGTCTGCGTTGAGTTGGGACTTAACGTCTTCCGGTAGAGCACTAAACGCTACCTTGTCGAGAGTCACAATCTGCAAGATATTACCGAAAGCATCACGTTGAACAACGTAGGACACTAAGCGGTACATCCGCATAGGACTGTAGGTTCCCTGTTCAGGCTCTGGAATGTAGAGCAGACAGTTACCTGAGACGATAAGCTGCTTCAGAGCTTCGAACAATGGGACACGGAAACTGTTAGTCTCCATGTAGGCCATCAGCACACGCTCGACCATAGCCAGCCCTTCGTCAACACGAGCAGCAGCCTCTGAGTCCTGACTCAAGGTCTTGGCCTCATATTCTGAGACTGTTAGTCGCATCCACGGTGACTGAGGGAATAATGCCAACATCAGCTTTGCAGCCAAGTTGTTCAAACAGCGAGCACCTACAGCTTGCCACGGCGTCACGTATTCCGTAGAGGAGTTATCTGACTCCTTAGGAAATAGCGAGGGGATAGTCACGGCAGCACAGTTCTGTGCGCGGGTCTCGTAAGGCTGTCGTCCGTTCTTCAATCTATCATAAACTGACTTCGCGCCTTCAGCGGCAAATCCTTCGCGTTTAGCCATCTACGTGCCTCCATGTTTTACCTTGGCGAACACGCAAAACTGTAGACTTGCTAACGCCTAGCTCACGAGCCAGTGTTGTACAACCTACGGTTGACTTGCGGATTTCTCGAACAAGGTCTTCTGTTAAAACCGATAACCCTTGGTCTTCACCTCTAGCCATTTTGGTTTTATTGATGCGACCACGCTTTGAGGCGTCCTGCATGTTATCACGCTGAGTTCCTAACTCTAAGTGGTTTACGTTGAAACATGCTGGATTATCACACTTATGACGGACGAGCATTCCGTCTGGTATTGGCCCATGCGCATCGGCGTAAGCGAGTCGGTGCATATACACTAACTTACCGTCTATACGCTTCTGCCCGTATCCTGCTGAGGATTTGGCCCACTTCCACTCGATGCACCCGGTCAAATAGAAATACCGCCACCAGAGGTGCGAGAGACCTGAAGGCTACGCTTACCGGAACGCTTCACTTTCTTCTCGTCAGATGCGGTTGTTTCAGTATCCACATCCTCCACTTTGTCGTTCGGTACTTCCACTGGTGCTGCTGGGGTCTGAGCCTCAACAACCTTAGGAGCGTCATCAGAGCCAAGACCAACGGTCCCTAGCGTACTTTTCACCACTTTCTTGAATGCCTTACTGATTGATTTACCCACGATTAATCTCCTTAGTTGTTACGATGTCTACCGACCCGGAAACATGCTTGACACGAGAATACCAGCCAAGACCCCAACGCTTGCACTCTTCGTCTATGATGTGTCTGACAGTCTCAAGAACCTTGCGGGAGGACTGCGAGTCACGACGAATAGCGACGATTGAAAGGTCAAGACCGGGAGTCGGTCGGTGCCAAGATGCGGTAGCCAGCATGTAGAGATACGCTACTGGTTGACCTGAGACATCGTAGATTGTGTACTCTTCACCATCGAACTCGTCAGCCATACGGTAGGTATGAGCCTTGAAGTCCTCGAATGACTTGAAGTTAGACTGCCCGTCTTCCCAGAGGCGACAAGCGCACATGTGGCGACCTTCGCGTGAGTTGAGATATGGTAGCATTGTCTTACCCCATGTTGACGCCAGAGTTACGCATAGCGCGACTTACTGACGATTTATCTTTAGGTGCAGACTCCTTCTTGACCTTCAGGTCTTTGATACCTTTGGTCTCGTTGGTGTCCACATCCGATTCAGCCCCGATGTCAACTGACGCAACTTCCTCACTCAGAGGTGCTGGTTCAGGTGCTTGGACCGAAGGCTTCGGAGTGCTAATCTTTGGACTGAAACACATAGTCCCTCCTACAGTTAATCAAACTGAACGGTATCTTTCAGCTCACGACGCATAGCAATCGCAGAGTCGAGAGTGTCAGAGCAATACTGGAGACCCTTGATAAACCCGGCAATGAACGCATCGCTGTAGCCCTGCTGCTTGAGGAGACTAATAGCTCCCATCTTCTCAGCGTAGCTTGCGTTGAACAATACGTGCAGGAACTGGATGGCAGACTGGGAGATGTTCGGGACATCAAGTCTTTCTTCCTGTAGCTGCTTAACAACGTTTTCAATAGCATTAATCGCCATCTTGAATCTCCTCTTTAAGTTAAGACTAAAGTCTATCTTATAGTCATATCTTAGGCCCTAAAGTCCCTATAGTGATAGTTTAGTGTTTCACCTATGGATGACTGTTGGATTGATAGGATATGACTATCGGTTAGACTCAGTGTTTAGGACGGTTGTTCGACCCGAACCACTTGTACATGCAGTAAAGGGCCAGAAGTCCGGCCCAGTAGATTACATGGATGGTGTCCACAGTATGACCTCCTTGGACTTAGGGTCATAGTCGGAGGCTCGACAAATACGAGCGACCTGAGCTTGGACCAGAAGTTCCTCCTCGGTCATGCCAGCCTTAGCAGCCAGTGTAACCATGCAGTCCCACAGCGTCATGTCTTCACGCTTCGGATACTTCTTCCACTCAGTCTTAATCTGGCCTTTGTTCTTACCAGTCTTAAGCTCACGACTCTCCTGCACGAAGTAGTACGGCTCGTCAAGGAACGCACGAGTGGTGTCCTCACCCATCCCCGGAATACCTCCGTAGCCATCTGTAGTGTCACCCTTGATGGTCTGCTCCATGTGCCAGTAGTCTGCCTCGGCAGTCGTGTGACTCAGGATTTCACCAGTGGTTAACCAGAAGAACTCACAGTTCGGGATGGTCTTGAAGTCCTTATCACATGACACCAGCACCGCATGGTCACATCCGACAATCTGAGGTCGGGTCCCGATGATGCCCATACAGTCATCACCCTCAAGCGTAGGACGCAGGAAGCTGTTGAACCGTGGGTCAGCCATTACTTCGGCTACGAACTTCTTGTATCCCACAGGCTTGCGAGAACCTTTACGGTTGGCCTTATAGGTAGGCAGAACACCCTTACGCCAGTTATCGTCATCGGTGAAGCACATCACAATCTTAGCGTCTTTCCACGCCTTGCGCTTCTTAACGATTTCAGCGATGGTGTTCTCAAGGATACGACGAGCCTTCTCATGGTCGCAGATAAGTGTCCAGATGTCATCGCCCCAGTCTGTCTCGTCCTCGGCAGCAGCCATAGAAGAGAAGACCAGATAGTCACCATCCAGAACCAGAGCTATCTTCTTCTCAGAACCCATCGTCCAGACCTCCAGTAGCCACAGCGACCGTAGCTGGCATCAAGGAAACTTTCGGCTCCTTAATACGTTCAAGAGTCACCTCAGGCTTCAGCCATTTGTTGGCGAACTCGTGGGCCATGTCGTTGTCCTCTGAGTTTAGGTGTGACATCAGGCTCCAGAAGTTGGAAGACATTTCGGTCTCCTTCTCAACCGGGCGATATACGTCCCAGTCATTTACCTCTGAGCCGTAACTGTCATCCCACATACCACTAGCTACGATGGTCAGTCCGATGAACGGTCGCCACTCATAAGCCTCAGATGGAGACTCGGCGTATGACTCAACGTCCTTCTCGGTCAGGGTGTATGACCAAGATGCGTAGAACTCAGCGTACTTGCGGTGCTCCTTCTCGCACTCACCAATTTCAAGGACCAGCTCTTTCAGACTTTCAGGTATCTTCATAGACAGCCTCCGTGTTGATTCAGGAACTTGGTGCCTTCAGCGGTAATCTCCCACGCACCGTTGTTACGCCCGTCCATAGACAGGCAGCTTAGATGTCCACGACTCGCAGCCTCAGCCACAAGTGCAGCGTTGTTGCGCACATAGTTGGACTGGAAGGTCTTCGGGCAGGACTTAAGGGCCGCTAGGACCCGTAAGTATTCACTCATTGCTTGAACCTCACAGTAGCTGGTGAGACACTGAAGGAATAATCCTGTACAGCCTCTTTAACCATTGAACGGAGGCTGTTACGCATAATAAACTCAATCACTGCGTCCATACCTTCCGTCAGCCACAGGGTCAGCATATGGCGCTGCTTACCGTCAGGCTTGATGTCACCTGAGTGGACTCCCTTAGCCAGCTTTCGCAGGCCCTCAATGATGATTTCCTCTTGGTCTGTAGGAAGTACAGCCTTAAGGTTGAAACTTACGATAGCGCGTTTGGTCATGGCCATTAGTGACACTCCTTCTTAACAAGTTTGCGCTCACGGTTCGTCTTAATGACGTGTTCGCGCTTTGGGATACACTGTAGGTGCTCTATGTTGCAGCACCCACGGTTCAAGCACAAATGGTCTATCTCGTAGCCATCTGGTATAGGTCCGCGCTTCTGCTCCCACACCCATCGGTGGAACATAAACGCCTTGCGTCCCGGCTTACGGGCAGAGCCTACCGTGTACCGAAAGTATCCATCATGGTTTCGACGATGTGATACACAGACGATACATCCAGTAGGCATCTTATGGAATCGTAAGGTTGCTACACCTCCCATCTTATCTCCTTAGTGACATTCGCGCCACGTAGGTCCTATCTTCCCCTCGGTATCAAGCACACACTTGAACTGGTAGAACTCTCCAACCTCTCGCATTGTTGATTGCGCCACCCTAACGATGTCCTCAGCTATTTCCATGGTCCTTGCGGCAACCTGAACTTCGTCATGGACAAAAGCCATAATCGCAAAGTCACCATCCCAGCCATGCACGTAGCCTTTAGCTTCTAGGTTCCTCTCAAGCCAAGTGAACCACGTTTTACAGACTACCGCACCGTCACCCTGAAGTAGAGCGTTAAGTGCTGAGTGCGGCGACCGGATGTGGATACGGCGACCATCAAGTCCACGCAACCAACGGCGTTTCCACTTGACGATATTCTCTCCGTCTACCCACTTAGAGTCTGAGATTAACGTATTGCTCACAGCTTCCCTGAGGTCCTTGATGGCTGGTGTACCCTCAATGAATTTCTTCATGAGAGCTGAACCTTCCTTCTTCCCACCGCCTACTATCAGTCCAATCTTAGCTGCCCCTGCACCATACAGGAACGCATAGATGAACGTCTTAGCGTTGTTACGGAAAGCATCATGGTCGTGGTTAGACTTATCTCGTGGGACGTTAGGTGCTAACCCAGCGTTTACTGCGTTGGCCCAGTGGATATCACCTTCGACCACAGTCTTAGCATAGGCACCACCATCAAACGGAGCCGCTCGGTTCCCCAGACAACGAAGCTCAAGACCTGAGGCATCCACACCAACTTGAATCCAAGGGTCTGGCTTACCATCAGTCTTGTTCCACGCTGCACCGAAAGCACCACGGCAAGTCTCACCATATGGAGCACCGTTAGCCGGGACTTGAGCCATGTTTGGTGAACTATGGGTCGCACGTCCGGTTACTGCACCGCATGGGTTGATTGAGCCATGCATACGTCCGTCTGGCCCTACAAGTTTCAACCATGCGTTCTTACCTTCAGCCGCCTGACCGATGCGCTTCTGGACTACCAGATACTCACGGACCAGCTCTACGCAAGCCTGAGCCTCTGCGTCTGGTAACTTAACGTGTTCTAACGTCTCGTCATCGACTACAGGTTTCCCGGTGTCAGTGAAGTCTACAGGCTCCCATCCACGCTCCATAAGGACTTTCGCTAAGTGGTCTCCGCTTCCCGGATTAAACTCGACGTAAGTGATAGGTGTGAACGGTGCTCCCTCCATCGTGTCTCGTGAGTCGAACTCGCAAGGCTCCAGACCTAAGCGTTGAGCTTTGTTCTTCGGCTTCTTGAATACTGACCCGACCTTAGGATACACGACTCGCGGATACTTCGGAAGGTCCTTGCCTGTACGTGGGTGCTTGAAAAACTCCTTGCCTCCCTTTGGTGCGTACCAGCTACCGAAAGTCGAACGAAGTTTGTCCAGCAACTCTGCACGTTTGACGGTGAGTTCACGATATAAGCCTTCGACCATCTCGGTGTTCATCGGATAGCCGTTACGTTCCATCTTCGCACAGGTCCAAGCAGCATCATGCTCCAGACGCAACGCATAAATCTGGTCGAAAGCGAACTGTTCAGACTGGAAGTAATACTTGTCAGTCAGGAACTTCTTGAACAACGCCAGTGTGACAACAACGTCTTGAACGTTATAGTCCAGCATCTCCTGAGACGGGAACAACCATTCGTCCCCAGCCTTATATTCGATACCTTCAGCCTTGCACTTGGCAACGTAATCGTGTTTGTATTCACCCTTCATCTCACCGAGACGATAGCCCCAAGCCTCAAGAGATTGTCGTCCCATCATCTGAGGTGGCAGACGACCCGCTTTCACCGCTCCCATGTCTGAGAACTTAATGTTGGGATACATCAAGCGCCCCAGCACCAAGGTATCAATCATCTTGTGTTTCGGGAAGTTAAAGCGTTTCCCAAAGTACATACGTTTCAGCTTGTCAATAGCCGGGACGTCATAGTTGATACCATTATGGAAGACAAGCATACCATCAGGTGATGCGGCAATCTCTTCCACCTTCTGCACATACTCTTTGAAGCCACCGACGATACCGACCATCGGAGCTACCCCATACTTAAGGGTCTCATTCGACTCGGCGTTAATCAGGACCCCGCAGTGGAACTGGGAGACTGTATCAAGGAGACCGTTGGTCTCGATGTCAGAACCCCAGATACTCTTAAGGTCAAACATGGTTAATCCTCCGTTTAGTCTAATCATAAAGGCCACTCGCTGTGAATGACCTTGAGTCTAGACCTAGAAGTCTGTACGCAAGAAGTGGTACATGAACTTACGGTTAGCCTTCTTCCATGCCTTAGAGTCGAACCTCTGTTCTCCTAGAATATTGGACAGGCATGTTGCTTCGTCGCTCCACCATTTGTACATGAACCGATGGTAGCGAGCTTTAAGTTTCTTTAACACTAATGGTGTCCTCCGTATGGTGACTTCCAGTCGCACTCAGGGCATTGACATTTAGAAGTCGTTGTTTTCCCACGAGCCGCTATCCTCTTCTCCGCTGCTGCCAGTGAAGCTAATTGGTTCGAGCCACCCGGTCGTCTTGTTGTACTCGAGGTGTCCAGCCACTCCAGTGTCACCCGTAAAACGACACTTGAGCAGACGAAGTTGAACAATATTAGGAGTATCACCTTGCTGGTTTCGCTCAAGGGCAATAATAGTATCAGACAGTTGACGGAGAGCACCAGAACCACGTAGGTCAGTGATTGAAACAGGTCGTCCTTCTTCATGCGATTTACCTTTCTCCGGATTCTTTAGGTGACATATAACCACGACAACCACGCCCTTCGTCTTCGCAAACTTCTTGAGACGAGTCATGATGCGATCAATGGTCTTACGTTCATCTGAGTTATCTTCCATGCCAGACACAACGATGGAGATGTGGTCCAGCAGTATGACGTCACAGTCGAGACCGTCCACCATGTAGGCTAACTTAGCGAACAAGGTGTCTTCCTCTGACTCGGCGAATGAATCGTACAGGTGGAACTTATCGTCACCGAACAGCTTGTCATACCATTCGTCGAACCGTCCATCCTCTAAGATCGCTTGCTTCAGTTCTTTGCTTTGGCGTAGACGGACGTTATTGTCCAGACCCATAAGGTCTTGAACTGTTTCCTCTACAGCCTCTTCAAGCATAGCCATACCAACACGCTTACCACCTCTGCCCCACTCTAAGAGGAGCTGACGAACAAAGGTAGACTTGCCCATGCCTGAACCTGAAGTCACCATGATAAGCTCACCAGCTCGCGCACCGAGGGTCATCGCGTTGAGTGTTGTGCATGACGAGAACATGAGACCTTCAGTCTCTGCCTTGAGCATTGCCTCTCGTGTGCGGTCCTTCAGACTTGCCGCTGATACCACTCCAGCCGGGACGAAAGGTTTAGCGTTCCAGATAGCATCGGTGATGGCCTTGAAGTCCTTGGCCTGAAGTGCAGCGTTGGCGTCTTTGTACCCGTTGATGAATGCAACCTTAACCCGACCTGCTGGTAATACTGGAGCTGCATCCTCAATGGCCTGACGACCTGGTTCATCCATGTCGAACATCAAGATTATCTCTTCGAACTGGTCGAGATACTCAAGGTTAGCAGCCATCGCTTTCTTCGCAGACTTGGCGCCTAACGGAAGAGATACAACGGGATACTTACCGTCCTGCACCTGAGCAACAGACAAAGCGTCTATCTCTCCCTCGGTGATGACTATCTTCTTACCACCGTTCCAGAGCTGAGAGCCAAACAGCATATCAGACTTGACGCTACCGATAGCCGTGAAGTTCTTCTCAGCGTCTCGGACTTTCTGCCCTACCTTGGTCCCGGACCTGTCGTAATAATCAGCGACCTGAACCATCTTGCCGCCCATGTTACCCACCCAGTAGCTGTACTTCTTGCATATCTCCATGCTGAGACTACGGGCTGGTAGTGGGACATATCGTCCAGCGTTCTCACCGAACGTTAACAGATTGCTCACTTGCTTTCTACCTCCTGAGGGTGTGTATCCCTCGGTCAACTCCATGTATCCTTTCTTCCATGCGACTGAAGGGTCACAGGCGAAGCAGTACATGTGTCCATCTGAGTAAACACCATTGGCATCCGAGGACCCACAGTCTGGACACTGGGTGTGATACAGAAAGACACTCTCGTCGTCTTGGCCATCGTATGACATTGGTCACTCCTTAATCACAAATGCTAACAAAGGGACAGGACTCATGGTCCCATCCCTAAGGTGATAGTTTAGGCTTTGAAGAACTGAGCCAACTGGTCAGCTTTGGTGTCAGCTTGACGTGCCTTCATGCCAGCTTCCAGTGACGCGATGGTCAGCTTGTCAGCCAGAGCAGCAGCATCAGCCGCACCGTCAGCAGTCTTCTTTTCTACCTTTCGTTCCAGTACCGCAGCACGTCGATAACCACGCACCACCAGACGACCAAGAAATTCGATAAGTTTAATCATTGAGTTGTTCTCCTTAGAGTTTATTAACCACGGTCGGAAGTTTCCAGTTCATTAGTAGACAGCCAGCGTTGCAAGTCGAAACTTGGACAAGCCTTCGGTGCTACGTCATGGTGCGCTTTGATTTCTGCCTGAGGATACAGGACCTTCAGTTCATCAAGCTTTTTGCGAAGGGAGTCCATCTGGGCTGGAGTGAAGTTAGCTTCAAACTGACCCTTAGCGTTGATTCCACCTACAAGGCAGACGCCTACGGACTTTGAGTTCCAGTCCTTAACGTGTGACCCTACGACATTGACCGGGCGACCCTCTTCAACAGTACCATCACGCTTGATGATAAAGTGGTAGCCTACATCCAGCCAGCCTTGCTGCTTGTGCCACATACGGATGGTCTCTACCCCGATGTCCATATCTGGCTTGGTAGCCGAACAATGGACGAAGATAGCGTCAGTCCTGGACCGTTGGTTGAACTTGACCTTACTTCCCATTGTACACCACCAGTTCTACTACCACCAGATTCAGATGTGACTGGAAGCGCTGTGCGTCAGTCGTGTGCATCTGGAGTCGCTTGTGGTTGAAGACGTGAGAGTTGCTAATCTTCACGTACACTTCGTCAGGCTTACCGTGGACGATGAACGTCTGACCTACACCAATCTTGTTGATGGTCAGGACTTCACGTTTAACGGTGACAGGAGGGACACTTGAGGCTGGCAGGACTTGCGGTTTATCATCTAAGATTTCCTCAAGCTTATTATTTATAACCCACGCTCCCCACATACCGTCAGGCTGAGTGTTATAACCTTCCGCTCCGTGTTTGTAGATGCCCCTCTCGGAGGATTCCACCAGAGTCATTGCAGGTGATGGTGCAGGGTCTTTCGAACATTTCGTAACGATAGTGCCTGCTGGCCACCCGTTGAATCCAGTCTTAAGTCTATATTTCTGAGTCATCACTTAACTCCTTTCTTCTTGGGGATGAGGATACCAGAAGGCAGACGTACAGTCGCCTCTCGCAGCCACTCAACCGGGATGAACTTATCGGCATACTTATAGCCGTTCTTTTCGCACCATGCGCCATACGTGGTCGGAGACCCTTTGTATAGCTTGGAGCGGGAACTTGAGAACACGAACCGGATGTCTAACTCTGGGTGCTGTTCTCTAATCAATAGGTGCTTCTTGCGGTCTTCCACTGCGAAGATTCCTTTGGTCTCCACAATTATTCCGTTGGGCAGTACAAAGTCTGGACAATAACTGTGAAGAGATTCTGGTATTGTGTACTTGATGCTATACATCTCGTACTCAGCCTTAACTCCGTTCTTCTCCAGCCACTCTTGGTTCTTTGCTTCTAGTCCAGACCTATATATTCCTACTTGATGCCCTCGGCTAATCGTTCTTGCCATTCTTGCGTCTCCAATTAATAGCTTGCGGAGTAACGCCAAACATCTTAGCAAGTTCTATAGGCCTCAGCTTGGACTTCAGGATAAACGCTACGTCTTCCTCGGTCAGCTTAGTCTTGTGATTAGCTTCTCCTTTGAATACTGGCGGTTTCGAGTGACGTCCCCGCTTCACGCAGTCCTGCATGTTGTCCTTCTGAGTCCCAACTTCAAGGTGCTCAGGGTTACAGCAGCAAGGGTTATCACATTTATGTCTAACAACCAATCCATCAGGTATAGGACCTTTGTACTCCCTGTACGAAACTCGGTGAGAATAGTCCTGTTTCTGATGACCTATAGCTATTTGACCATAACCAGTTTTAGTCCGGGAGCGTTGCCACTCCCAGCATCCCGAAGGAGAAACCTTAGAGTAAGCCTCCAGTTTCTCTTTCAGCGTCATTTAGAAGTCGTAGTCTCCTGAAGTATCTCCATCACCACCACCTTCGGAACCCTCGTCACCAAAGTCATCATCCCAGAAGTCACCATCGGTTGACGCTTTGTAGCCAGTACCAAGGTCTTCATCATCACCCCAGCCACCATCGCCACCAGCACCATCACCTTTCCACTCCTTCAGTTCTACCAGAAGGCAGGACTCAAGCTGTAGCTTAACGCTTGCACCAGTCGCAGCGTTCCACTTGAACGGCAGGACTTTAAACTTGACCTTCAGTTTTGAGCCAGCGCCAATATTCGGGACGTCACGGATTAACTTAGCATCGGTGTCGTAGAACCGTAATACGATAGGCTCTGACTTACCATCCTTCAGGTAAGACGCGAAGCATTTAAACTTCAGGGTAACAGTACCATCACCATTCTCAATCCACGGCATGTCGCCTTCTCGTGGTTCAATAGGCTTCTTGCCCCGCTGAACCTGAGGTGGGTTCTTCTCGTGGTCTGCGAGCGCTTTCGCATACGCATCGTCGTGAATCTTCTGTAAGACATCAATCATCTTACGGACCTTCGGGTTGCTCAGGTCGAAAGTCAGGTTAACCTTATGCTCACCACGCTCGTTAAACTTGGTGTCTGCTTTGTTCAGCCATGCGTAAGGCTCAACGATACCAGCTACCGGAGTGGTGAAAGTCTTCAGTTGCTCTTTAGCCATTGGTGTAAATCTCCTAATTTAAAAGTTACGAACTGGACGTCTGTCCTACAGTGATAGTTTAGGTCTCAGGACGAATCCGTCCGACCACAAACCCAGCGTCCTCATACTCTTGGGACTTCAGGGTAGCCTCTTCAAGAGACTTTGCGTACACTGGAACCTCGAATGACTGAACTCGACCCTCAAGCTCCACGATGTATTTCTTCTCAACCTCAGTCATAAACCGCGCTCCTTCCATAAGTTGTAGAGCTGAAGGTAATCTACGTTACCTGTCTCCTCAAATTTACGCTCGCACCATTCACTTGGTTTTTCCATATTGCACCTCTATCGCCCAATACATTAAACGGAGTAATGCACCTACTCCAGCACAGATTAATCCGAAGTACAGAATATCATTAAGCATGACATTTACCTTTATGTTGGTCGAACAGCTCCTGATAGAAGGCTGCTTTGTTCAAGTCCTTCTCCATAGTAGCCATCTCTGACTTCTTACCAGCCCGTAGTCGATACTTCAGGACGTTACCCATGCAGAACCCACGAAACTCGCTGACAGTCATGGACCGAGCGATAATCTCAATGGATTCCACACCGTCAAAGACCTGATAGTGGGAAGGCTTGCGAACACCATCGTCAGTGACTGCTGGCTTGATTGACTCACGGAGTTTGCCTAAAGTCATCTCTCCATCGTCATTATCATAGAACGGGCAATCAGTACAGTTTACTTCATAACACAATACCCCCACACATGAGTTAATGTAATCTGGCTTATCGAGGTTCTGTTCCACCAGTTTCACTGCTACTAGATGCTCGTACTTAGCCATTTACCACCTCCTTCACAAACTCAACGAACAGACGAACGCGAGGCCATTTAGTGTAGACCACAGGTACGTTGGTCTCACGCTTTTGGCGAGCCTCTTCAGCTTTGCCCGGAGTAATCAGAGCGAAGACTGTAGGTGACAGCTTAACGGCCTTCCCGAAGTATCCCAGCTTCTCGTTGCGCTTAATGCAAGCGAACGGGTTGTGAGACAGGTGGAAGGTCTGACTGAAACGGTTGAACATTAAGTTCTTAAACACGGTCGGCCTCCTTAGGTCGAAGTTATGGTTGTCCTATAGTGATAGCTTAGGGTCAGGCTGGTTCCAAAAACGCAAAGAAACCCAGCAGTCCGAAGACCACTGGGTTGACGTTTAGTTAAATCTTGACTGTAGGATTGTCCTCAGTCCCTCGCCACTGGTCGAATGACGGATGTCGCAAACTTCCATCTGGTGTCTCCTCCATGTAGGTAATCTGACATGCCCAGCCTTTGTAGTAATCTGGGTCTGACTTTACGTTCTCTGTGAACTCGGACATAAGGGCGCGACTAATGTTAGTTGCGGAGACCTCCATCCCGTTCTCTAGCATAACGTCGAAACCAATTACTAGACCTTCGTTTGCTAGACCTTCGGTTCCCCATACTGGTCTAACAACGTGACCGTCTGCCTCTTCGCTTGGCTTCATTTTCCACATGCCTGACTTCTTACCGCGCTTCCACTTACCAAGCGGGTCCTTGACTACCAGACCCTCGTGTCCTTCCAGACGCTTCTGTTCGTACAGGGAGTTGAGCGACTCAAGGTCATAGACCGTGGTTGACTCAGACAGAACCCAGTCGATTTCCGGGAAGTATTTCTGGAGGAGAGGGACGATAGCTTCGGCCTTCAGGCGTGTGACGCTATGGATAGGACCTTCGGCTTTCGGGTCTGCTATGGTTGTCATGTCGATGACACCGTAAACCACAACCTGAAGTCGTGACCGGTCTACCCAGAATGGGACCTTCTTACCTCTCCACGGATAACACTCAGCGTAGTGCTCATTGCTTGGCTTGAGCCACTTGGTTCGAATGAGACCTGAGGACGTATTAAAGTCAACACCTTTGACCATTACCTCACCATCAATCATCAGGCCGATACCTTCATAGCCAGCTTGACGAAGGAACCACCGCCAGTCAGCCTGAGTCCACGCATTGCCTAACTCAGAGTTCATCCACTCAAGTGCTGGCAGTGGTTTAGACTCCCTGCTCAGCCAGTAGGTCTCACCTTCACGAAGTACCATGAGGTTTAAACGCACACCGTCATACTTCACTTCAGCTTCCAGAGACCCGGCTGCTTCCAGTGCCTTCTTAATGCCAGACTCAGAGTAATCTACAGCGCGATGCGGGTTGGTCTTGAGGGTAGTAGTCATTGATAATATCTCCAGAATTAAAGGAAGCGACCAGTATAGTCGTTGAACTGTTTGTTAAACCAAGTGGCGACCGCTACGGTCTGCACATCTTCGTCGTGGATACTCGGGTACTCAGTGAAGTCCTTCTCAATGAGGACCTCCCGTGTGTGGACGTGAACTATAACCGCTCGTACGCAGTATCTGTTCGCCGCCGGGTCGAACCAAGTTCTTACCACTGCGTTGTAATCGGTCTTGGATTGCCAGTTGTCGATGGACTGGCGCAGAGTGTTCAGGTTGCCACTATGTGCTCTTGAGAACATGCCCATACTTTACGCTCCTACGAAGTATTTCTCTTGGTTGACCATAGAGTCTCTACCTTCAGCGTTACGGAAAGCACCCTTGACACCACCGCCACGCTTGGTCTTGTTCAGCTTGCGTCCCTTCGGAATGTAACCTTCAGTCTGCTGACGTTCACGGATGCGCTCGAAGTTGATAGTGTTCTGATACATGGTGTAGCTCCTGATTGAATGAGTTAGGGTTAATCATGAAGGCCACGACTTTAGTCATGACCTTGAGTCTAATCCTATAGTGATAGTTTAGGGTACTAATCGTGGTCTGTTGCGGAAGGCTTGGACTATACGTTCCTGCTCTGCCTCCTCACCATATACTTTCATCATCTCGTAGTCGTATTGGATTCTTCCATCAATGTCTCCGAGTCGGTACTCGAAGTCCTTAGACGACCCGTCTGTGTGATACTGGTGGATGGTAAGCGTCCGGTCGTCACGCTTAGTCACCTCGAAGTAGTGAACCACCTTTCCACACTTTCCAAGACCTATCTTGAACTCAGTTGGCTGATACTTACCATCGGACAGTGCCTGGAACTTGATGCCGACCATACGCTTGACAGTTACAGCCGCCAGCGTCGTTAGGCGCTTACGCTCTGACTGGTTCAGCTTATCTCGAAGTCTTTGGTGCTCCCTGTTTGCCATCTCAAGGTTGGCGTCCTGCTTCTTAACTAACTTTTCCAGTTCTGCGATACGTGCTTTCAGTGCTGAGTTGAAGAACATAGGGTTAACCTCTTCTGCGTTGGATTAAAGTGAATACTGCTAGTGCTCCCAGCCACAAGGCCAGTAACTGTAAGTCTGTCATTTGGTATGCTCCAGCTTGGACACTGCGTCTTTCAGGTATTTCTCGTGGCTAGATTCCACAAGATAGACGAGGGTCTTGAATGGGACGTTAAGCTGCTTTGACATCTTGGTAGGGATGATCGTGGTCTTCACCAGACCCTTGCCGTTGTGTTCTGTTACGGTCACGATTTGAGTCCCACCCTTAACGCCAGTCTGCTTGTGTGCAAATTTCATAACCCTCTCTCCTGTTAAGCGAATGCAAAGTCTGAAGACAAGATGTCTTCGATATTCAGTTTACCTTTCTTCGGAAGCTCAGGCAGCTTGTCGCGCTGGCTCTCGTGAAGCTGGTATTCAAACTGCTCGTAGAAGTCAAGCAGCACGTCGTTGTCGCGGTAGGTCTCTACCATTGTCTCACGGACGCCACGGAACAGATACTCAGCGTCAGCCGGGATGGTCCCAAAGCTATCGTGAATCACTGCGAATGACATCACGCCATACTTGCGGTGCGTGTGGACTACAGTCTTGCGAAGGTGGCTACCATCTTGTGAGTGGACGAAGTTCGGGCTAATGCCTGACTCCTGCTTGTGCTTGTCAAGCTCTTTCTTCGTTCCTTTGTTGACCGTGGGCTGAAGGTTGAACGACCCTAAGAACATCAGGTTCAGACGAGTTGTATCCTTCTTGCGGTATTCCTGCCAGACCGGGAAACCATCAGGTGTTACCCAGTGTACCGGAAGGCATGGCTTCAGGATTTCGCCAGTCTTCTTGTCCTTCACTTCAGCAGCCAGCAGCTTGGCAGCGCCTTGAAGCCACTTCATAGCGTCAACCGCAGCAACTACGGTCACACTCACAGCCTCCCAAATCATCTTAGCCATGAAGCGAGACGCTTGGCTTGGCTCAGTGAACATAGCGCCAGACCCTGAGTCAATCGCTGGCA